TTACAAACTCTTAAAGTCTCTTCGGGGCATATGAGTGACATTTGCGCCGTATTTCTTGTTTAACATCGCAACCTGATCTTGGGTGTGTTCATCAACCCAATCCCCGTAAGTATTGTAGACTTCCTTCGCTGAGCTGTGACCCATTTGGCTGGCAATAAAGGTCGGGTTTGCTCCGGCGGATAACATCCAACAAGCATACGTATGTCGCGTTTGATACGGCTTACGTTGTTCAATGCCTGCTCGTCGAGATGTGCTATGCCACTTTTCGTGCAATGTTACGTGGGAGAAAAAATCTCCGATGCCTAATTTTTTTGTCGCCGTGACTCGTGGTGAAAAGACAGGGCGAATTTTTGAGCGCGAGAGTTTACCATACTCTCGCTGTGCTACGTCAATGGTTATTGCTGGCATCATGAACGTTAGTGCTTTTTGTCGGATAAGTGCGTCAATGGCTGGTTGTAGCATGGTTACAACTCGCTCTCCCGATTTCGTTTTGGGTAGTTTTAGCTCACCTTCTAAAGTGCGGTTTCGCTTCACTGTTATAGTTCCGTTCACCAGATCAATGTCCTCCCAAGCAAGGGCGATCAGTTCCCCATGGCGTAATCCAGTGAACACGGCCGTAGTCCAAAGGTTCTGATCTTGTTCATGGCGAGATGCGTTAATTAGCCGGGCAAACTCTTCTTTACTTAACGGAGTTGGTTTGCTTTTGTCAGTTTTTAATTCTTTGACGCCAGCAAGAACACGTTCCTCAATTAATCCATTGGTCGCCGCATAGCCAAGCATTCCTTTAATGGTTCTCATGTAGCTGTTTGCAGTGCTGGAAGAGGTCGTACTCAGGAAGTATTGTCTAAGCTCCAGCAAATCGGATTGAGTCAGAGTTGATATTAACTTATCTCCACTGATGAAGAGTCGCATTTGGCCAAGTCGCTGAATGTAGTTCTTGAGCGTCGCTGGGGTGACCTCGACTTGCTTGACTGTGAGCCACTTTTCACACAAAGCGTTGAGCGTTGTTTCTTTGTTGTGGCTTTTCGTGAACTTGTGAGCCTGCTTGGACTGAGGAAACCACTGCATGTAGTCAAAGTTGCCTGTTCTAATGGCATGTACAATTGAGCTTCGTCGTTCTCCCGCTAGTTTGAGATTTTTAGAAGTCGGAGGAATGCCTAAAGGCTCTCGGCAGCGTTGACCACGATACATAAACCAAATGCGGACTAACCCAGAGTGGATTTCTACGCCGGTAGGAAGTTTCTTAGTCATGGTAGTTGCCGTTATTGTTGAGGGTAGGATTCTATCCAGGTGTTTATTTCTGCGATGTTGTAGACGATCTTTGCTTTACGCAATGACGCTTCGCCACTTGTGCCTATTTTTAAGTAATGCTTACCTTGCTGCCAAACCTTTTGGCGGTAGTTGTTCAGTGCTTCTTCGGTTAGCCCAAATGTAGCCGTGACTATGTTCGAGCCGACCCATTTGTTCGCGGGTAGTGTGAGTAATTCCATTATCGCCTCGTTGCTCTAAAGCTCGGTTGAACTCTAAAAGAGCCAAACCGACGCAATTGGCGCAGAACTGAACGCCCTGCACCGTTGCTATAGTGTCGTGAGTAGATGAACAGAGATCGCACATAAGAAAGCCTCGTCAGTGGTTTCTCTGCTTAGTTTAGGTTAAGTAGTGGGTTATTGAAGGGGCTGTTAAAAGGGCGCTTGATGCGCCCTAATGATTAATGAATATTTAACGCGTTGAGTATCGCGTCTTTACGCACAATGGCGTAGTTTGGTAGCGCCAGTTTAAGCATGCTGCTAATCGCTTTGGGATCGTCCCAAGCAATTATCCCTTCGTTTGGCGCTATTGGTTTGGATTCGATGACTTTCCCATCCTCAATAGTGAGCAATAACTGCATTCTGCTTGGTAAGTATTGAGGAGAGGGGAGTTGTTCGGTTTTACCAGATAACTTATCGGCCATTTCATTAAATGCGTTGATGTAACGCTCTTTGATTTCAGCGGCTCGTTTGCCAGTGAAGCCCATCACCAAGAACATGAAACCGTCTTTGGTCATTTGGTAGAAAGGTTGGATCTTATTATTCTGTAACTCATTGTTTTTATGGCAAACCGCAAAATTGCGGGCTGCAAAATCACGGCTACAACCTACATTGCGAATCTTTTTCAATACGTCGTCGTGACGTTTGCCAAAATACTTAGCTATGTGAAAAGAATCGGTTACAAGCTCATTAGTTTGAGAGATAAATACAAGATCTGATGTTTTTGCAGATGCGATCGGGCTGATTAATGTAGTCATGTGAAACTCCTTCGGATTATAGAAGTTCACCAACTAGGTACGAATCTGGGTGGTGAACTGGACAAGGTTCGTACTACCGCTCCAAAGGAAACACGGCCGACCGAAGTCGCCTCATCCAGCCCACCATAATTCAGATGTGCGGATTTATCGCATAAAAAAACCAGCAAGAAGCTGGCGACATGCGCCTTTGGAGTCAATCGGGGTACGAATCCCGACACTGGATTTTGCCAGTGCCTTTTCAGATTAGCCCCACCGTAGGCGCGTTGTCAACTTTATATTTTGCACCATCTAGAACGGAATATCGTCATCAAAATCCATCGGCGGCTCGTTATACTGAGGCGCGCTGTTGTTTGGCTCTCGATTGTTTGGGTATTGCGGTTCTTGACGCGGTTGCTGCGGTTGGCCCCATCCGCCTTGTTGCGCAGGCTGTTGGCGCGGTGGTTGATTTCCTTGTTGTTTGCCGCCAAGCATCTGCATCTGACCGCTAGGCCACTGAACGATAACTTCAGTCGTGTAGCGTTCTTGGCCGTTTTGGTCCTGCCATTTTCGGGTTTGTAGCTGCCCCTCGATGTACACTTGTGAACCTTTTCTCAGGTATTCGCCAGCCACCTCTGCGGTTTTGCCAAATAGCACTATGCGGTGCCATTCAGTTTTTTCTCGCTGTTCACCGGTATTCTTATCACGCCATGAATCAGACGTGGCTACGGTGATGTTTGCAATAGCAGCGCCTGATTGGGTATAGCGAACCTCAGGATCTTGCCCAAGGTTGCCGACTAAAATAACTTTGTTAACTCCACGGCTAGCCATGATTTATCTCCTAAATTATGCAGCTCGCAGCTTCTCTATACAGCTAGGCGAAGCCCACAAGCACTCTTCTCTAATTCCCGTGCCTGCTCCAGAAGAAATTCGACTTGGTTTGGTGTGTTTAATCCAACCAGTCAAGCAGTCGTTGTATATCTCATTGTCATATCCTGAGAGCAACACCATTCCTTCAAGCGAGTTTAAGCATTTGATGAGGCTTATATGGTCTTCATCGCTCATCTCATGCTGATATACAGAGCGAGAAGAATTTAGTTTTCGTGTCCCGAGCACATAAGGAGGATCAACGTAGTGCAAAGTTTCCGTACCGTCATGAGTCAGCATGCATTTTTCGGCTGGACGATTCTCGATGTTTACTCCTCTTAAGCGCTCGCAGACATAATCAATAACGGGAGGGTACTTAGCCCAGCAATGTGCGCTAGTGCTGTATTGGCGCTTTGCCTCACAACGAAAACCAGTAGGGTGAAAAGTTGCAGCACCAGAGCCAAATCCCATTGCAGAGCGAACGATAGTGCGACGTGCACGTTCTACCTGGTGTTCTGTTTTTTCGTAAGCGAGAGTAAACTCATCCCGACTGTACGGAGTTAACATGATTAAGTTTTTTAACTCTGTAGATAATGCTGGGTTGCGTAGAACTTGAAACAAATTAAAAATGTCGCCGTCGAGATCGTTGTAAACTTCACCATGGCTACGTTCTTTTTGTAGTAGAACACTTGCAGCCCCACCGAATGGTTCGACATAACAACGGTGAGCTGGGAAGTGAGAAGTTATCCAGCTGGCCAGACGAAATTTCCCTCCGTGATAGCGTAATATTGGCGTATGCATGTTATGCAGCCTCCATTTTACTAATCACCTGATCAACGTTCTTATGGATAACGTCAAATTCAATTACCCACACATAAGGGTTTGGATTTTTATTCCCATACAAGGAAGACCATAGCTTTAGGAAAGCAAGTCGGTGTGGATTCTTCGTTTTAGGTATAGTGCAAGTGTATGGTGATACACCTTCTTTCTTGGCTTCCTCCTCTGTAACGTCTTTTACTCGCTCAATGCGAACATCCGTTACCTTTAGAGTTAATCGGCTTGCATGGCGTGGCATGTGAATGGACGGAACCCATTTATAACCACGAACTTCATAATCTTGGCAATTTGCTATCGATTCTTTTTCACTTGCTTTATATCGATACTCGTGAATTTCGGTAATATGGTTCGGGCTCACCTGTTGGTAATCGTTATGACCCAGTGCTGCAAACGTCTCGCGAACGTAAATCAGGTCACCTTTTCTCGCTGGACCTTGGCCAATTGGTACAATTCCTTCTTCGGGATATTCTGTGCAGTAAACTAGATATTCTGGGCCGCGAGTTTTGTTGTTTTCATCTTTCCATTGCGCGTAATTAAGCCCGAGAAATTCAAGGTTAGAACACTCATCATCACTTGAGCCCATAAAACGAATATGCTCATGGTTCTTTTCGTTAACAGGGCGACGAGTGACTGTTTTGCGCCCTTCCAGCAGGGCGCGTACTAATTCAGTTTGAAATAGCATTGGGATGACCTTCATGCAGCCTCCTGTGCATACAGATAAAATTTATCGCCAAGCTTCTCAGCTAGAGCTTGAATTACCTCGTCGGCGTATTCGCCGCTCTCAGCGATTGCGGTGGCTAAGGTCTTTGCATCGACCTTAATCACCATGTCGCAATCATTGAATGAGGTGGGAAGGGTGGGGAGTGTGAGTGTACTCATGCGGCCTCCCCAACATGCCCCATGGCTTCTGCGTAACCTGACCAGCTTTCCACCCCATGCGCTTTTAGCGTTTCGAGCTCGGCGCGCGCGTGAAGCAGTGCTTTATATTCACCGACAGTGATTGAGATAACTTCTTCTGGTGATTGCTTAATGGTTGGTTTCGCTTCGCAGGGTGGCGCGCTTGGTGTGTGACTAGCTAATGCTTCGGTCGCTTGTTGAGCTTTGCGTTCTGCTGCTTCTTTGGCTTCACGCTCCGCTTGAACCTTTGCCTCGAGCTCGCGTTTTTCTTGTTCGGCTCTTTGCTCAATTCGCGCACGCTCTTGAGCGGCTTCTGCCTCTGCTTTCGCCTTAGCTTTTCGGTCTGCCTCAATACGCTCCATTTCGATGCGCGCGGCTTCCTGTGCCTTGTGCTGGCTAATGCGGCTTTCGGCCATTTCTGCAAAATTATCCGTAAGCATCTCGGTAATTTGAGTCCAGTCATTGAACAAGAAGCGGTAATCGGCATTTGCTTTGATCACTTCTAGATTCGTGACAATACGCGCCTTAGTGTTTTCAAGTTCTATGCTGTACTCTGCGACCACGCCGTCAACGGCATCTTGAATGCGGTCAAGGTTTGATTTGCCCTTGATCGCGGCATTTAAACTCTTGCCGATATCTGCGCATGACACCTGGGTGTTAAACTCACCATTCACCGCGGCATACATTTCAGTGACTTTGGTGGTCGCTTGGCTCAAGATGCTATTTTTGATTTCGGTCTTTTTAGTTTTGACCTGCTTGTCTGTGGCCAGTCGTGCCTGACGAATCAACTCTCTGATTTCGTCTACATCGCTGATGAACGCATTCACGCTTTGCACTTCGCCAAGAACGGCGTCTTTTAGTTCACCAAGCTTGCTTTCTGCTGCTTTAAACTCTTTAACGATCTTCTCAGCGCGGCCAAAGTCGGATTCGGTTTGTAGTGGCTGCTTTGATTCTTCGACAAGAGCTAGTGCTTTGGCCTTGTATTCATCCATGTTTGAAGCGATAGCAAGCGTGGTCTTATTGAGATCAAAAGATAGGGCAGGGAGTGAGCTCACCTCTTCAACGACAACTGCTGATTTCTCTGGTTTGGCTTCGTAGGTCGCTAGGTCTTTCGCAAACTGAGTCCAACCGTCCAGAACGCGCTGCATACGCTCTGGGTGGGAAACGTATTCAAAATCTAAGCGATTGTCTTCGGTTCCATCTGAAGTAGTGAAAAGACACTTCTCTGCACCTGACACATACAGGCCTTGTTCGACTTGAGGCCAGTGCGTGTCAGGTAGATCGTCGTGCTCGTTGATGTAATCCACCAATTTCTGATTGAATAGCTTGTGCTCCCAAGTCACATCTTCAAGCATGGTGACACCATCAAAAGAGCAGGCGATCTCTTCACGTTCGTCACTGGTCGCTGTGGCGGGAAACAAATCTTCGCCCAAGCGCTCGACGCTAAAGTGACGCGCTAACTCTTCTGCTTGGTGACCTTTATCGAACAACGCTTGTTTTTGTGGAGTGATCACTTCTGTTTCGCCTGTCGCTTTTTCGTGCAGCAACTGATTACGCGTTTTATAGGGGCTGAGATTGAGCATCGCAGCTGCATCTGACGCGGTGAAGTGAGTCGCACGAAACTCGTGCCATTCTTTTGTGCCCTGAGTTAGTTGTTGTAGTTTCATGCCGCTTCTCCATCAATTGCGTTGAGGTTTTCGATAGCAGTGCGCTGTTCATCGCTGAGCGTGAATTGCACTTCAACCATTTCAATGATCTGCTTTGGGGTTTTCTTGTTCGCTGCGACAGCTTGTTTCCACTTAGGAAGAGAGGATTCAAAGCGGTCTTGCGGGTAAGTAGATTTGGCTTCTACGACTTTTGCCTCTGGCGTAATATCGCGCTCTGGCTGCGCTTGCGGTTGAACGTCTTGCATTTCTTCCGCAAGTTGAATGCCGCGTAGGCGGTCCGCATACGCTTTACGCGCTGCATATCCAAAGGCGCGCCATTCAAGCATTTTCTTTGGGTATGACTTCCATGTATTACGACCCCAAAGGCCTGCGGCTTGCGCGTCGGCTTGGCTGAACTCTCCGATGAACTCGACGACGTTGCCGTTGATCTTCCGCTTGATGACACAGCGTGCTGTCATGCTTTGTGTGTCAAATGTGTCTTCAATGCCGACTAGGTCCGGTGCGGACATGACCAGTGCGCGCAGTCCATCACCCCAAACACTTGGACGACCGTTAACCACTGCGATGTTTTGTAGTGCTTGCACAGGTTTAAGGCCGAGCTCTGCTCCCATTTGGACTGCCACAAGAACATTACCTGGTTTACCTTGGTAGTCTTTCGGCACCATTTCAGATCCTGCCATTAAGTCTGCCATCTGCATGGCTTCTTGCAGGTTGGTGGGAGTGAGTGAGAATGTGCTTACGTTGTTCATGGTGTCTCCTTAAAAACCTGCGGCTAAAATCATTTGCTCATCGAGCGCTTCTTGGTATTGCGCGTTAAATTCGGCTTCGAGCTTGTCTTTGTGTTGCATCAGAAAGCTGTCTAGCGAATCACGAATGAATTCTTGGTGAGATTGGATGATTGGAAGAGAGTTAACATCACCAGTATCAACGGTAGTGACATAGCGAATGAGGCCAATGGCTAAGCCACGGTCGTCGCTGTCCATTAGGTGATCGACATAATCTGATATGGTAATGCCGCAGAACTCGCGGTTCCTACAGATTCGGGTTTTGCCATTTTCGATAAAGCGATCAAACGCTTGCTCTCGACTTTCGTTGATTGTGAGTGGTCTCATTGTTATCATCCTTCTCAGTTGGTCGGTTCCGTGCCGGTTAACAGATAAAGCGATCGCCTCGTCAGTTGTCGCTTTGTCCGCTTGAGCCCTGCCTTTTGGTGGGGCTTTTTCGTTTCAGCTAGCCCAGCGACAGCAAGTTAGATTGCTGTTTGTGCTTGCGGGATTTGGGTTTTGTGTTTCGAAATGATTTACTGGTTGCCGCTTGGGGCTTTTTGAATTTGTATTTAGGGTCTAGGGCTTCAGCTACGCAGATGCCTGCGTGACACAGAGAATCAAAATAGGGGTCTTTATGGTTACCGCGGTTAAAGAACTCGACGCCCTTGTCTGCCGCTTTGTTCGCGACCGATTCTGAACACCCCCCCCCCAATTAAGTAGTCAAAGATGTTCTTTCGGATAAAGCTTTCTGCATTCATGCTCACCTCAATGATGATTAGTTACTTATCACTTTTCTGATTTGAACCGCGCCCAGTCGAGATCCTTGATTTGCTCAATCTTGGCGTCTACTTCCTGCACTCGGTCTATTACACGTTGAAAGTTTGATTCGGGTATGCCTTCGAACGCAGCGCAAGCGGACGCGTTTAACCCATCTACAAAATGGCGTTTGAGCGCGGAGATCTGAGATTCGCTTCTGACGTTGGTGAGCGAGAGGAGCAAATCCACTCGCTGTTCGGTTTCCATGCCTTGAATCATTGTGTTTCCTCTTGGAACTGCTTGATAAAACTCACTCGAAAATGAGCTTTATCAATCTTTCTTGCGGGTAAAGAAAAGCCCCGCGATTGCGAGGCTCGTATTACTTCGTGGTCTTCCAGTTCCTAGAACTTGTGACTCCTGAGAGGCTACTTCTAACGCCTCTGTGGTCAAAGTCTTTGGTCTTGGGTTTTACTTTTACTGCTTCGAGCTTGAGTCGAGATTTCTTCATCTTTCCGAGTTTGGTCTTCATTAGCCGTCGTGCATTCTTTCTGGTCAAGGCCGCTAGCCTATCTACTTCTTTTCCATCGCTATCATAGGCAATGGCATAAAACACGCCGTGCTCTTCGATTACTTCAATTCTCAAATCGAACTCCTTTTCTGTTCACTTTAAGTTGCTACAGATTAACAACACCCCGCTACGCTGCCAACGTTAGGGCGTGGTTACTGGATTACTACGGCCATCCAGTCAGGCGATTGCGTACATTGTTAAAGAGCGGTCTGAAAAGCCGTTCTTGGCTCTTTCAGTTTTGAGTTGCTTAACCCACACAAATGAATATACATAAAGGTAAGTTTGTAGGCAAGAAAAAACTTACATATAAGTAAGTAGTTGTTGCTCGGATATAAAAAAAGCCCATGAAAAACATGGGCTTCTAACAATAATTATTTTTCAACTAGAGGGTAGCTGTGTATGCGATCACCTTTCCTATTAGTTTTATATCTTCAGTCAGCTCAGTAAAACGATATTGGTCTGGGATATTGCTGGCTGTAGCCTCAAGCAATGTGGCAGCCCCCATATTCCTATACTTTCTGGCGATCAGGTTGCCATTGGCTGCTATATACAATGCGTACTGCCCTGATTCTGGCTTGCTTTTAGTTTCAACAAATAATGTGGAATTTTGGGGTAGGTCAATAAGATCGTCGTTGACGCAAAAAGCCAATAAGTTGTCGCCATCTACTGGAGCGCCAATCGTTGCAATCACTTTGTAGCCTTTAGCATGGGTAGACTCTGCTACTATCAAAGATGCGGCATTTACCAGCGGTTGGCTACTCTCGCTTTCAACTGGCCCTCGCCCCAGAACAAGCCAGTTTATATTGCACTTCAATGACTTTGCTAACTTCAAAGCCGTTACTGCTTTAATGTTCTCAGATTGCCCCGTCCTTATCCTCATAGTTGAGACTTGTGTTATCCCAACCTCTCTAGATAACTGAGCCTGAGTAACACCCAGCTGCTCCATTCTTTGTGTAATTCTCTCTCCGATACTCATAAGTAATTACCATTTTGGGCCTAGGGTGTAATTTTAATGTGCGCCTACTTTCTTTTGAGATAGTTACTTGTCTATGTGCTTACTTTTATGTATATTCATGATTGTGAATTCAGGAGGCCCTAATGGAGCGATTCAGTAAATTGGCATTTGACCGAGTTCTTGGGTGCTTTGCTTCTCAGTCAGATATGGCGAAAGCGTTTGGCGTCACGTCTGTTTCCGTCCATCGATGGAAAAAGGACGGACTACCAGAACTTAGAGCATTACAAGCAGATAAGTTTCTCGGTGTTGGCTACGACCCCAAAGAGTACGAGTTTGATTGCACTTTGCTGCTAAGCAATCGACTACAGCGCGAACAACTCAACGCAGCTTAACCAATAGCAATTCCATTAAGCAGTAGGAAGGGACTAACAAATAATCTTTGACGAGGCAGATTATGGGTTTAACGGAATATTCAACATTAATTCGGGAGCGATCCCGTGTAGGTAAGGCTGGATTGCCTGATGAGCTTGTTCGCAATGAGCACATCAAGGTCCGGCCTTATCAGCACACCATCGACACACTTCAATCGCTATCTGAGGAAACGGGCGTGCCTGTTGCCGTGATAGCAATGTATCTCATCGATTCCAATGTAGGAGAACTACTTAATGAAATTGACCAAGCGGCAGCTGAGCGAGGCTAAAGAGGTATTGGATCAACTTGATGTGGGCAGCAGCAAAAGCTGCCCGCGCTTCGAAGCACTTTCAACCCTTATTTTAAAAGCGAAGCGCGACAACAAGTTACCAATGTCAGCCCCTGTACTAGCGGGCTAAAACAACAAAACCGCCCGTATGAGCTGCAACTCTGGGCGGTTTCATCAACCGAGGTAATTATGGCTTATTTGAAAATTAATGCAAATCGAGGTGCGCCATGTCCATGTTGTTAATGGTCCAGGCAATGCAAGTTTCTGTTGGAAACCCCCTCAGAAAGCTTGTTCTGATTAAGTTGGCAGACAACGCAAATGACTATGGCGAATGCTGGCCATCTTATCAGCACATTGCCGATCAGTGTGAGATAGGGAAAAGCACAGTTCGAAAGCACATCAAGGATCTGGAAAAGTCTGGATTGCTCCAAATTGAGAACAGAAAAGGACCAAAAGGGAATGCGTCAAATATCTACAAGCTGACACTGACACCTATAGCACCAAATAGCACAGGTGTAGCAGCAGATAGCACACCCCCTGTAGCAGCAGATAGCACCGGAACCAGTCACTCTTTAGAACCAGTCAAAGAACCTAAAGAAAAAAGTACCAAAAAAGAGTCCTTGGATTTTTCACCGCTTGGATTTACTGCAGAGCAGGTCAATGAGTTTAAGCGCCTACGCAAACATGCCAAGGCTGATATCACCCAACGAGTGATCAACACGATCGGCAAACAGCTCGATTTGACCCGACAAGCGGGTTACTCAAACGACCAAATTCTTGATGTATGGGTCAGCAAGAGCTGGCGCAGCTATGAGCACCAATGGTTTATCAATGCCACGCAGCAGAACGGAATCCCTAGCCATGAAACGAATCGACAAACTTACCAGTCAGCACAATCTCTCGCCATTGAAGAATCAAAACTCTGTCGAGGCGATAAAGTCCTCTTGCAAGCGATCCGAGAGTACGGAGAGCAAGTCTGTTTGGAGGCCGGCTATTCAGAAGCAGATGTCCGACGCTTACGGAAGTTTGTGGATCCATCAGGCACTGCCGGAATCGTGGTTGATGGCAATTGCCAAGTTCTCGGAGATTGAAATTCATCGAGCGCTAAAAGGAATGCTAGCACAGCACCCTAAGTTTCCGCCGACGTTAGGTGAGTTTGTCGAGTTGCTAGAGGGGCGCCAGGTCGATTTCGATGCAGCGTTCTGGCGAATGATTGACAACAAACCCGAAGGGAGAGCAGAGAAGCACGTTAGTGCCAAGATGGGGTTTAACCTACGCCGCATGGCAGATGACAAGGCGCGTCGCGAGTTTAAGAAGCTGCTTTCTAATGCGATTGAACGAGAGCGCCGCGGTGAGTTAGTGCTTGATGAGGATTTAGCGGGCAAAGCGCTAGCCAAGCACTCTGTGAAAAATGCCAATGATTTAGCGCGCGAGAAAGCCAGTGAACGAGGGCTGAACAAGCCGGAAAACTTTCGATCAGGCAGCGTATTTGAGCGAATCGCCAAGCTAGGACAAGGAGCGTCAGCATGAGAGTAGAGATATCCCGAGAGACAATAGAAGAGATTTGTTGCTGCATTGTCGATTGTGGAATGAACCGAGATGAGGCGTGTGATTATGCGCTTAAGGTGGTCTTTGAAGAGGCATGCGAGATAGAAGATGCAGAGGTGAATAAATGAGCGACTTACTAAGAGAAATCAAAAGCGGATTTAACACCAATACACAGTTTGGACGTGTTTGTTATGTCACTGCAGGTACCGAGTGGCTAACGCTGCGCGATATCGAAAAGCGCATTGGTAGACTTTTTAAAGACAAAGATACTCAAGCCGCCATCTCTGCACGCTTGCGTGAAGTGTCCCCAATCAAACATGGCTTTGTGAAAGAGCGGCGCCATGAGCAGATCAACGGCAAACGCGTGTACTTTTATCGCTTGGTACCTTTTGTTCAGGAGGCGGCGTAATGGCATATGAGTGCTTACTGAGCTCACCAGACGCGATGATGCAGCTTTCAAGTTACGTTCATGACCATTTTGAGGACAGCGCAAAGCCTTTAAAAGTGCGCATTACTCAAGGTGGCCAGCGCAGCCTCTCTCAGAACGCGCTTTATTGGATGTGGTTGGGCGAACTGGTCCAGCAAGTGAAAGCGAAGTCAGGCGAGAGCTACACGACTGATGATTTACATGAGTACTTTAAACATCGCTTCTGTCCAAGTCGGCCCCTGACTTTCGGTAAACGAGAAATTACGGTTCACAGCACTACGCGCTTGGACTCTGGCGAAATGACACGTTATTTAACGCATGTCCATGAGTGGGCAATTGGCGCCGGCTTTAAGTTGACCATTCCAATCGATTCAGAATACCGCGAGCTACTGGAGAGACAAGAGCAATGAAGAGAGATATTGCAGATACCGCGTTTAGCAACTGCCTCCGTGCGGCTCACGACAATACGTGCGAAATGTGCGGTAAGCAAGGGCGAATGGAGTTATCGCATGTGTTCAGTCGTCGTCATATGTCTATCCGGTATGACAAGCTTAACGCCAACTGCCTTTGCAATTACTGCCATCGCCAATGGCACGAATCACCACTTGCTGCTGAGCAGTGGTTTACTCAAATGTTTGGGCGCGGTCGCTTTGAATTATTGGTCGAAAAGAAGAACCAAAAGGCGAAAGGCATTAAGCGAGAGAAATCTGAAATCGCCAAGCACTACCGCGAGCAACTAAAGATTATCGAACAAAAGCGCGCGGACGGCGAAGTAGGGTACATCGACTTTATCAGTTACCAGTGAGGCTAGTATGGAAACGATTCAAGAAAGGCTTATCAATTGGGGCAAGTGGGCGAGTAACGCAACGGGTACGGGTTACCGAGGCCAGCTTGCACAGTATAAAAATGATTTTAATCTTGATGGCGACAGCATTGAAGACGCGCTATTGATCGATAGAGCTGTAGCCAGTACCGCGCAGGTCGATAGTAATTATCCCTATATCCTTTACCAATACTTTGCTAACAAGAAATCGGTTAAAACGATTTGCGTTGATTGGCACGGGGCATATAAGGCCGCTACTCGAGCGGGATGGTCCGGCGGTCCTCCGCCAGGAGAAACCAAGCTCAGACAGATCATTGATATTGCCGCGCATGGTTGCGTGTTTTACTTACAAGGACTGCAAGACGCTGCATAAAAAAAGTTTGCAATTCCGCGCGCAAAAACTATACTAAAGGCACTAGGTTGGAGTTCTGCGCTCCAAAGAAAAGAATACAAGAGCTCAGTCTTCCGACTGGGCTTTTTTTATGTGCCAAAGTCAGCCCCTCACATCGAGGGGCTTTTTTGTTTGAGGTTGTATGCAAATAAACGTTCAAAGCGCGATGCAGGCAGCGGTTATTCTTGCCACTGCAATCTATGGCTACGGGCTACTAAACAGTCAAGTAAGTAGTAATACTGCGGATATCATTCGTATTGAAGCAGAGGCGAAAGAGCGGAATAACGAGTTTATTGATAAGTTCGATTCGTTTATCAAAGAGCAAAAAGAGCTAAATCGCCAAATCGTGAGAAACACGACCAATCAAACTCACATTCTGAAAAAGCTGGAGTTAGATTGATGGACGTTAAACAGCTCAGAGAATCAATTGTGAGGCCAACGCTTCAGGCTATTGGCATGCATAGCTTGGCTGCTGAGCAGCTAGTGTTGGGCACAATGGCGCAAGAATCCCGGTTCGAGTATTTGAAACAGCTGGGTAACGGCCCTGCATTGGGTCTGGCTCAAATGGAGCCGGCTACGCATGATGACATCTGGCTAAACTACTTGAACTATAAGCCAGTTCTGGCGGAAAAGGTTTCACGGCTGGGTAGTAAAGCCAACATGCGCTCTTTTGGCGGGGTAGAGTCTCCGAAACCTATCGAGTTGGTATCAAACCTGTCCTATGCCGTAGCGATGTGTCGAGTTCACTACCGCCGCGTTCCTGACGCTCTTCCCAGTGCGGATGACATTGAAGGGTTAGCAAGGTATTGGAAAGACCATTACAACACTCACTTAGGTAAAGGAACGGTGGAAGAGTTTATAGAGAACTTCCACCTGGTACAGAATCATTAACAAGCGACCCAAGCGGTCGCTTTTTTATTGGAGAAAGGAAAGATGAAGAAGTTATTTCAACTCTTTAGCGCGCTCTTGCTGATGCTGGTTGCCTCGGTGGCATTTGCTAGCACTGGTGAGCCATCGGCTATTCCAGATTGGGCAGCTGCGGCGTTTAGTTTTGGCTTGATCGTCGTTGGCTTGATTTCTCAGGTTGATGCTCAAGTCAGTGAAGAGTTCAAGCGCAAGTGGCCTTGGTGGTTGCGTCTCTTCTGGGATACGGCAGCAGGCAACTACAAACACTCACAGAATATTGGCAGCGTGTAGATGAAAGCTACCGTAGAGCTGATAGTAAGACTCCTTGCTGCGGCGCTAAATCTGTTCAATCGAAATAAGGCCAAAGAGTATGCGGATGATCCTGCTACTGCTATCGCTAATTCTGATGACGGCGTGCACAAGTCTGACAAGACCTTTGCCGAGCTGGCCTCAGAATCTGAACGTGATAGAGCTAAGTGATGGCGGTGTCTGCCTCGATAAAGGTAGCGCTATTCGCCTCGCTGAGTTTAAGGCTCAGTTAGAAGCGATATAGAGACTTAGCAAGATAGAGTGTGATGGCGACATATCCCGCACAGGCCCGTTGGGGAGGGATGAGTTTCGGGTGGCAACCGATTAACGCACAAGTCAGCCAAACAATACGAATGGTGTTTTACAAATGGCTTTCAAACGAGAGCCATTGATAAAGCATACAAACAATCACCACCTAGGCAGTCAATGCTAGTGACATGCATGCGTAAAGCAATGCCAGGCTAACGCCAATTAACAGCAGTGCCTATGGTGGTGTCCAAATGTTCCACTGTAGGGAGGTGGTCCCCAGTTCACTTTTTTCTCGGGTTAGGTGAACTGGCTCTGAGCTCACAGAGTATGGTCTACACTGCGCCTGTCAGTGGATTGAGTCACAGGCTTTCATTTTGACGAGGTATCTATGGCAAAACTTACCGATAAGCAAGAGCAGTTCTGTCTAGAGTATCTTATCGACCTCAATGCAACACAGGCTGCTATAAGGGCTGGTTACAGTGAGAACGGCGCAGCTCAGAACGCAGCTAAGTTGATTAGAAATGATAAGGTTCAAGTTCGCCTTTCTGAACTTAAGGCTCAACGTGTAGAAGAAACAAAAATCAGTGCTGCCTACGTCCTCAATCGTCTCGTTGAAATTGACCAGATGGATGTAGCGGACATCATCAATGACGATGGCAGTATTAAGCCTGTCAGCCAATGGCCAAAGTGTTGGCGACAAACTATCTCCGGTTTAGATGTTAGCGAGCTTTGGGAAGGGACTGGCGACGAACGCCAGCAAATCGGCTTGCTCAAGAAAATCAAATTCCCTGACAAAGTGAAGAACATCGAGCTACTTGGTAAGCATGTGGATGTTCAAGCATTCAAAGAGCGCATCGAGCAGAAAACCGAACTGACACTTCAGGAACTATCAGACGATCAACTCAATGCAAAACTTCGAGCACTTAACCCGAGCTGAAAAGCTTGAATTGGTTGCACTGCTTGAAGAGAAAGCGAGGCGTGATAAGTACCGACAAGCTGAACTGTTGTTTCCTGATGATGGCGAGCTACGGCGCGAATTGTATCCCAAACACATGGAGTTCTTTGAAGCTGGCGCTTTACACAAAGAGCGCTGCTTTATGGCGGGTAACCGAACAGGTAAGACAGTGGCCGCTGGCTATGAGATCCGCTGCCACTTAACAGGCAAATATCCCAATTGGTGGAACGGTAAGCGCTTTGATCGCCCTAACAACTGGATGGCGGCAGGTGATACCAACGCATCAACGCGAGACATCATTCAATCAAAGCTAGTTGGAACCGATTTAAACGACTTAGGCACGGGGCTAATAGGCAAAGATGACGTGGCAGATTTTGATAGAAAGTCAGGCGTACCAAATGGAATCGAACAGCTTTATGTCAAGCATATCAGCGGTGGAACATCAGTGCTCAAGCTGCGCAGCTATGACCAAGGAAGGAAGATCTTCCAAGGTTCCGAAGAAGATGGAATTTGGTTTGATGAAGAGTGTCCGCAGGATGTTTACTCCGAAGCATTGATTCGAACCATGACAACTCAGGGCATTACGATGCTCACCTTTACGCCATTGAGTGGCCTTACGCCGCTTGTGGTGGACTTCCTTAAATCAGCAGGACAGATATGAGCCGAGCAGTCATTCAATGTGGTTGGGATGACGTTCCCCACCTAAGGCAAGAGGATATCGAAAGCATGATTAAAGGCTTGCCACCGCATGAGATTGAAGCCAGGCGCAAGGGTATTCCATCGCTAGGTAGTGGGGCGATTTACCCTATACCTGAAGAGGATATTCTTTGCGAGCCTTTCTCGATTCCTCCGCACTTTGCCAAAGCGTATGGCATGGATGTTGGATGGAAAATGACTACGGCAATTTGGGGAGCGTATGACCGTGATAACGACATCATCTACGCGTACAGCGAGCATGGACGGGGTCAAGCAGAGCCTATTATTCATGCGACTGCTATTAAGGCTCGTGGGGCTTGGATTAACGGGATTATTGATACAGCTGCTCGCGGTCGCTCTCAAGTGGATGGAAAAAATCTATTCGACCTTTACGAAGAGCAAGGGCTTATCCTCAACAACGCAGACAAAGCGGTTGAAGCGGGATTGCTCGAAGTCTATCAACGGTTTTCGACAGGGCGATTAAAGCTATTCAACACATTACAAGGCACGCGCTCGGAGTATCGGATCTATCGCCGAGATGATAAAGGGCGAGTCGTGAAAGAGAACGATCACTATATGGATGCGCTTCGCTACTTGGTTATGGGTATCGAGCACGCCACTACCGAACCTATTAAACAACAGAGTTTCAGCCGCGTCGGCGATTCATACGCAGGGTACTAAATTGCAAGAGAACAAAATCAACACCGCCAATCTCGAAGGGTTAGCGGCCATTGTGCTGCGTGATAGAAAAGAAGCCATTACCCAGCGCACTGAGCATGAACAGCGTTGGCTCGATGATATTCGTCAGTGGTCCGGTCAATATGACGATGCGACGATGACGGAGATTAAGAACTCTGGCGGCTCTCAAGTGTTCGTAAACATCACTCAGCAAAAGTGTAATGCTGCGGAGTCACGCCTGTCTGAAATGGTGCTGCCGTATGATGGCAGAACGTGGGGCATTGATGCGACGCCCGTTCCAACCATGCCTAACGTAGACCCGACACAAGCTAAAGCCATGGCTGAACGCGCGGCTGAGCTAATGGCGGATGAGATAGACGATCAACTGGCGGAAGCTGACCACATTGGTAAGTCTCGCAGCGCGATTCGTGATTTGGTGATCTACGGCACCGCTGTTATGAAAGCGCCGCAAATTGTCGGTAAAACGCGCAAAGCATGGCAACAGGTTAAAGACGACGCTTACTCAATCGAACAGCGCGAAGACATCACCGCAGGCGTGAAGCATGTTTCGATACACAACTTTTTCCCTGACATGTCGGCGCCTAGAGTGGATCAGTGTCGTTACATCAATGAGCGTGACTTCATTACGGGCAAGCAGCTCGCTAGCCTAAAAGGGATACCAGGTTACATTGCGGAGAACATTGAACTTGCAATAGAAGATGGCTTCAAAGAGAGCCAATCCGATGAAAGCTATCTGGATGATTTACGCAACATCGACAAGCTCAGCACCATTAAGGGCTCGAAGTTGTTTGAGCTTTGGGAGTATCACGGTGCAGTGAGTGCAGACGACTTGCAAGCGGCAGGCATTGAGATTGGTGAGCGATCCGGTGACATAGAAGTCGTTATCCTCATGGTAGGCGATCACATCATCCGAGTTTCAATCAATCCAATGCAAACGGGTGACCGTCCTTACTCGGTTTCATCTTGGCTTAAGTCTGAAACCTGTCTATTTGGTTACGGTGTTCCTTATACGCTGCGCGATATTCAGCGCATGATCAACGCTGCTTGGCGCGCTATGATGGACAACGCAGGGTTATCGGCAGCGCCTCAAATCGTGGTCAATGGTCATCTGATTGAGCCAGCTGATGGCGATTGGACAATGAAGCCTCGCAAGACGTGGAAGGCGAAATCCAAAAACGTCAATGTCCGTGAGGCGTTTGTCGATGTTCAAATCACAACCAACCAAGCGGAACTGCAAGCGATTCTCGGCATGCTTCAAGCGATGGCCGATGAAGTCTCAAACTTACCGAAGATTGCGCAAGGCGAGGGGGCTGATAGAACCGCAGGTCATACCGCGCTTGGGATGTCGATGCTACTCAATAATAGCAACATCATGTTGCGTAAAGCGGTGAAGAACTGGGACGACAACATGACGCGCCCAACGATTCGCCGTTTCTACGATTGGAACATGCAGTTCAATAGCAAGCCTGAGATTAAAGGCGACTTTGAAGTCAGAACGCGCGGGACCAGTGAGCTGCTGCTCAAAGAAACCCAAGCACAAGCATTGATGATGCTTTCTCAGACGTTCGCGGGACTACCGCAGTTTGCGCAGAACGCAGACTGGCGCGGCATGCAGGAAGAACTTGTGAAAGCCACACAAGTCGATAGCGATAAAGTGTTGCTCGATGCTGAACAGGTAAAAGCCAATCAGCAAAACAATCCTCCGCAGCCAGCGCCTGAGGTGCAGGTCGCGCAAATAGAGCAACAAACCGCACTCGCTAAATACCAGGCAGAGCAACAACAGTTTGGTGCGAAACAGCAAGCAGATATGCAGGAGCAGAGTTTTCAGCACCAAGCGCAAATGCAAGAGCTAATGCTGCAGCGTGAAATTAAGCTGCTTGAACTGGCCAGCAAAGAGAACATGACGCTCACAGAGTTGCAAGCCAAGCTCAACATCGAGATTCAGAAGATTGAACAGGTTGAACGCAAAAACCAAATTGATGCAGCAGTGAAGGTGGCCAATGCAACTGGCAGACAAGACCCAATTATGTAAGTGGATAGAGACTAAGCAGCAAGAAGCTGTGCAGGACTTACTCGACGGCTCCGAATGCGAAAAAGCACGGGGCCGTTTTTCTATCTTGGACGAACTAAAACAACACCTAGAGACATTAAACGATGAGTGACCCAGTAGAACTACCAGAAGCCGCCGATGATAGTGCCGCTTTTGATGAGATCGCGCAATCAATCGACAATGGCGAAACTATCCAGAATGAACCAGCAGAGCCAGAACCCACGCTTGAGCCGGAAGTGAACGCAGAGCTAGAGGGACAAGAGGCACCACAAGAGCCTGCTGAGCCTGAGCTCACTATCGATGATTATCAAAAGAGAGTAGCGGAACTTGAACAGCGCATTCGCTCGGATGAGGGGCGCGTGGCCGCCTATCAGCGCAAAGCGGAGCAGCAACAGCAACAGATGTTCCAAGAACTGCAAAAGCAAATGGAGCAAGACTGGGGAGCGTTTCAAAAAGCGCAACCCGAGCTGGCCAAGCTGTTCGATCAACGTTTGTCGTTAATGGCTGGGCAACAGCAACAACAAATCCTGCAGCAGCGTGCGCAAATGCAAGCGCAAGCAGAGCAGCAACAGTTTGAGGGTGCGCAGAATGACCTAATGAAAGAGCATTCTGATGCGCTTGAAGTCAAAGACTCGCAAGAGTTTCAACAATGGCTATCACAGCAGCCGCAAGACTATCAGCAACTCGCGTTATCGAGCCGCGATCCAGCAATGGCGAGCCGCATTTTAACCGAGTTCAAGAGTAGTACCGCCGCCCAACGGATTAGCCAAGAGCGTCAACAAGCCCTAACCGCCAATGTCGCGCCGCCAACTGCCGCGCAACCAGAGCAGACCGTGGTGGATGATTTTGACGCCATTGCAGCGGAAATCGACAGCGAAATCCGCAAATCCTATTAAATAATCAAGAGAGAAGATTATGGCGAATACCTATAACGGCCTGAGTCAGCGTACGAATGACGCGGCTCACGCGAAACACTTACAACATGCTGCACCGGTAATTGTACTCGGCGCGCATGGTGATACTAAAAAGCTGACGTCTAACAAAGCGAAATCCATTGCTTTTCGACGCGTCATTCCTAAAGCCCCAGCTATTGGTGGCCTCTCAGAGGGCGTAACACCGAACGCGACTGAGCTTCAATACGAAGATGTGCACTTTACCATGGGTCAATACGGTGACATCACGCAAATCACCGATGTGATTCACGATATGGCAGAAGACCCAGTATTAAACGATGCATCTGAGCAAAATGGCGAGCAGGCGGGCATTACGACTGAAGCTCTTTTGTGGGGCAAGCTCAAGGCAGGCACCAATGTGGTGTATGCGGGTGGTGTAGCTGGTCGCGCCTCGGTCACGGCTCAGCTGTCGCTTGCCGATCACCGTTTGGCGATCAAGGCGCTGAAAGCTCAGAAGGGCATGAAGCACACCAAGAAAGTGGAATCGACCGTGCAGTACCATACGCGCTCTATTCCGGCTTGTTACATTGCGTTTGCTTCTACGGATATCGAAGGTCAGATCCGCGATTTGCCGGGCTTTATTCCGGTCGAAGATTACAAAACCACGGTGTCTGAGCATGAGATTGGCTCGTGTGAAGGTGTACGTTTCATTCTATCGCCAGAGCTTGATGGCTGGTCAGCCGCAGGCGCGGCGGGCGTTGATGTATTGCCAATTGTTTATACCGCTCGCCACTCTTACGGCAATGTGGCGCTGAAAGGCAAAGAAGCGATTGATGTGTCAATTCTGCCTCCCGGTAAGAAAGACAAGTCTGATCCGCTTGGTCAGCGCGGTTACGCAGGATGGAAGTGTTACTGGACAGGTGGAATTCTCAATGACGCCTGGATGGTGCGCGTCGAAGTCGCCGAGTAATCATCAATAGCAAACCAAGCCCCTACAGGAAGGGGCTTTCTTTTATCTGACAGAGTGAAATAACTATGAGCATTGCATCTTTAGAGCGTGATGAAATTAAAGCGAAATTAAATGAACTAGCAGTGGAGTATAAAGACAAAGCAGGCACTGACGTCTTGCGTAAAAAACTGGCGGACGCATTGGGCGAACCAATGGGCGAGTCGATAGTTAATCCTGACGAAGTCGCAAGCCAAGGCGCGGACAACAATGAAACAGTGGTCATTCAGATTGCGTCTACAGAGCGCGACAAGCATCCTGTTCGCGTAGGCCTTAATGGCAAGATGTATCACATTGAACGCGACAAAGAAGTGTCTATTCCAAAAGCGCTGTTAGAGATTCTCGATAACGCAATTGAAACGAACTATGCCAACGAAGGCACGGAAGAAAAGCCGAAGTTGGTTGCACGAGATTCAAAGCGATTCGTTTATTCCGTCAAAGGCTAATCTATGAACTTCCTGCAATTGTGTCAGCGTTTGCGCCAAGAAGTCGGAGCGGCAGGGGACAGTACTCTGCCTGCTTCGGTGAATGGTCAGTTGGGAGAATATGCCCGTTTGGTTGCTTGGATTCGCCAGGCGTGGATTGATATCCAATCTGAACATGATTCTTGGGGCTTTATGTCTGTGACTGAGCATACCATTACAGCGAATCAAGACATTAATTCTGTTTGGTCGTTTACCTTGCCTAGTGACCTAGAGCGCTTGGACAACAACAGTGTTTCGATTGCCGCCCCTGATGGTACGCACATCGGCTTCCTAAAGTTCGTTGACTGGGATGACTTTCGCCGTATGTATCGAGGTCGAGTGGAGCAAGGTCGCCCGCAGGTTTTCACCATTACGCCTGATAAGCAATTGAAAACTTTCCCTGTCGTGGATAACTCCTATCGGCTCACGTTCGACTATCAAAAAGCACCGCAGGCATTAGAAAACAACACCGATGTGCCTAGCATTCCTGAGGCATACCATATGTTGATTGTGTATCGCGCCATGCTGTATTACGCGGGGTATGAGATGGCAGTGGAAGTAAAAGATCGCGCAATAACAGAATCGGAGCCGTTAATGAGCAAACTTGAGCGCCGCTATCTGCCTACGCCGAACATCGGGAGCGCACTGGCATGATGCAGCAACATAGCGAAGTTCACTTTAATGGTGGCCTTGATCTGATTAACCCTATCTCACGCTCTCAACCTGGCGTCGTTCGCGGTGCCAAAAATATGGAAGCAGACGACGGTGGTTATCGTCGAGTAGTGGGTTATGAACGGTTCGATGGTAGGTTGGCACCGTCAGAGGGTGGAGACCGAGCACTAATTGAAGCCGTTCCGGGCAATGGTCCTGTTACAGGCGTATTTCAATCTGGTGCTTCGGTTTACGCTTGGCGCAATAATGCAGACGATAGCGCAACGATCATCTATAAAGCGAGCGCAATGGGCTGGCAAGCGATCACCCATCCTGCGCTTGGTCCCAACGCTCGCGTTAAGGTGCTCGAATACAATTTTTACGGTAGTCCGGATAAGAAGCGGTTGTATATCGTTGATGGTGTGAATCCGGTTTATGAGATTAACCCGTTCACTGATGCCGTGACAGTCATCAAAACAGATACTGAGTCGTTTGCGCAGCATATAGCGGCATTCAATAATCAGCTGTTCGTCAGCTACGTGGGCGGCTCCCTGCAGTTCTCTGATGTCGGCACGCCAAGCGGGTGGGACCCAGCCAATGCGCTAGGAGCTGGCGAAATTGCAATTGGCGCAGACATCACCAACTTACAAGAAACCGCTGCCGGCTCATTACTCATAACATCAGAAGGAAAGGCATGGGCGTTAACCGGTACCGACATCGATAACTTTAATCTCGACCTGATCACCGATGATTTGGGCGCAGAGCCGCACTGTTTATCATCGATGGGTGCTCCGTTTGCATGGTCTGACTCTGGGTTGATCAGCTTTGCAAGGGTTCAAGAGCATGGGGGGTGGCGGGCTGCGACTCCCAATCGATTGGCCGACCCAATCCTAAAGCTTAGAAGTTTCACTGACGCTATGCAGGTCAGAGGGCGCAATGTCATCCGGTTTTTCACCGGCAGCGTTCATCAAATCAGTGTGTTCTTTCCGGTTGGTGCGGCACCTCAAATCATGCCGCTCGAGTTTCCTCACGCTATGACGGCCGGTTACACCTGCAAAGATGATCAGGGCAAAGAGCAGGTTTATGCGTGCGGTGCTGATGGGGTTGTGTATCACCTTGAGCGCGGTACCAGTTTTGATGGCCAGTCAATCGAATGGTTTGTAAACCCTATCTATTTTGGTCTGGGCTCTCCTACGGTGCGCAAGTCTTTTCGCCGCGTTGAGCTGTCGATTATGGCAACTAAGCCCGTATCGCTCTTTGTTGCAGCATCACTAGACTACGGCACAGAACGAGACAGCGCGGCACAAACTCAAGTGGCGCAGTCTGGCGGTGGCCTATGGAATGCAGCGAACTGGAATGAGTTTATCTGGTCAGCTGGCTCCCTTGCCAACCCCTTTGTTTCTATCGAGGGTACGGGTCGAAACATTTCTCTGACCATAGCAGGCTCTAGTGATAGCGAAGAGTCATTCACTTTATCGAGCGCAACTATTTTCTATCTACCTCGGAGACAAACGCGTGGCAAATGATTATTTCCAAAAAGGCGCAGCAATAATTCCTTTCACAACAGCAAAGGCCGAAGATGTGATCGATGAGTTTTCAAAAGTTGAAGCTGCTTTTGATAAACTGCCAAAGCCAAAAGATGATGGCACCGGATTTGTCGATCCGGTTAATGTCGGTAATGCCACTGAAGCAGGTCACGCTGTTAATAAAGGTCAGTTTGATGCCGTTGTTGGTGGTGTATTTGTTGCACGAGATGAAGCGCAGCAAGCGGCAAGTACAGCGACAGCTAAAGCTAACCAAGCCTCGACGGATGCCACTCAAGTTTCCAACAATGCCGCTCAAGTCGCCACGCAGTCAGCAACAGTTAATGCCCAGCATAGCGAAGTAGGTACCAAGCATGCGGATGTTGTTGCCAAACATGGTGAGGTCGTCACCAAGCACTCGGATGTGGTAACTAAGCATGGTGAAGTCACCACCAAGCACGCGGATGTCGTTACCAAACACGGCGAAGTGAACGCGGCGCGAGATACGACAATTCAAACCAGTACGGATTTCAATAAGCTTAACCTTGGGGCAAAAGCCGCAGAGCCAACACTGGACAATAACGGCGATCCACTTATTGACGGCTGCTGGTATTACAACACTACAAATAACAATACTTATGTGCGCGTTGGTGGGTTGTTTGTTCTAGCGGGCGGGGCCTATGAAGCAACATTCCCAAGGCTTCTTCATAACACGGACATGACCAACCCAGTGAACCAGAAAGGTTTCGACGGTAACTGGACAGTATTAGCCGTGGACGACCAAGGTTGGGATTTGTGGCGTAAGTACGACGACAATCGCATGTTCCAAGTGGTTGAGGACGGTTCATATGTGCCAAACGCGCATTACATTCTGCAAGCCGATGGCGTGGTCATTTGGCAAGGCAAAGCTCCGTCAAGTGGGCATTGGGGGGTGGCCATTCCTATCACCGCCGACCAAATCGATTTGCGCATGGGTGAAGTGGTGGTGCCTTGGCATCCAGAGGACCCAACAGAGAAATCACTAAAATGCCAACGTCAATATCACTACCGAAAAGGCACCTACGGTGTTGCAGCTAGGGCTGATATCTCGGCAGATAGTGCCAACGAAGTGTTTTCGGGCTATAGCTTCCCAGTCGAAATGCGTGTTACTCCGTCTGTTGATTATGTCATAACCAACTGGACAACTTCGAGCGGAAAGGCTTACGGCGCGACTAAAAATGGTTTTACGTTTCATGGCATATGTACCACAACCAGTGCAGCTAATGTCAATGACATTACAGCAGATGCCACCCTCAAACACGTTGACGTTACCGATTGGACGGTCATTTAACTTTTTAACAAGCCTCTTCGGAGGCTTTTTTTATGCCTAATCAAAGAGGTTTCTATGTGGCAATACACCGATGAAACAAACGCCGCTGTGACGGACGGAGCGCAAACGGTCACGGTTGGCTCCGAACAGTGGTTTAGCTTAGGGCTCGATATTCAAGCGGCCAATGGCGACATTGTGGCGCATGACTACGTTGAACCCGAACCAGAGCCCGCACCGGAGTTAGCGCCTGAACCCATCCATGATTTGTGCTTCACGACGGAAACTAAATTCTCAGTACGACTGATTGGTCAGCAGTTAATTATTACGCCTTATCATCCAAACTGGGAAAAGTACCGAGTTCAATGGCACATCGATAACGGTTTGGTGAAAGCGCATGATTGGGATGCGCCACCGCCAGAAGTCGAACAGCCGCCGACCAAAGAGCAGCTTGAAGCACAAGCAAAAGTCACTCGTGATGCAGCCGTCAGCGCAAACTTAACTGCGCTTGGCGTTGAGTGGCAGTGCTTAAACGATGCCGTTGATATTCGCAAAGTGATCAACGATGCCGAGACTATCGGTGTTTCAGAAGTTGAAACCGAAATGTTTCGTTTAGCTGACAACTCATGGCGAGAAACGACGCTCGCTGAACTTCGCCAGGTACTTGCTGCACATGTAGTGCGCAAGCGCGATGTATGGGCCCAATTTGGCGCTTGGGACGCTGGCGATAAAACCGAACCCTTTACCTATCAAGCCGCGTAAAGCGGTTTTTTGTGCCTGTGCCGCCTCTGATGCAAGCCGCCGTCCATTCAATAGAGAGACATTATGAACTTCAATCAAATGAGTGCGCAGTTCTCACCGACTGGCGCAGACGCGACCAACGCGACGGTGCAAGGGCAGCTTAACGGCTTGTTAGCACCCAGTACCAATAATCAGTACATCAACAATGCGGTGAACAAATCACAGCGGCTAGCCAATAGCCGTGGAATGCAAAATTCCTCGATGGCGGCAGGTGCAGGAACGGCAGCGGCGATTGACGCGGCAATGCCGATTGCGCAAGCGGATGCCGCAAGCCAGCAGCAAATCAATATGCAGAACATGACTCACGGCCAGAACCTCGACTTTATGGGCAAAGAGATGGGCATGAACATGCAGAATTCGCTGTTTGATTCGATGCAGAACGCCTTTAACAACGAGCTCGTGGGTATTGCGGAAATCATGAATAACTCAGACATGACGCAAGCGCAGAAAACCGCAGCGGCTAACCTGCTGAGTGGTGCAAGCTCAGACAACCGCACCGCACTTGAAGCGTACATGAAATCACTGCCTACATGGGCAAGCAATTGGGGACAGTAATATGAGTTGGATGAAAGAAGCGTGGGATTTTATCTCGAGCGAAGACATCATGCCGTCATTGATCCAAGGTGCGGCAGCGGGTTTTGGTGCCTACATGGATGGTGAAACACAAAAAGAGATCGCCGACAGGCAGCACCAGAACAACATTCTGATCCAGAGCAATGCGCAGCAGCATGAACGCGACATGATGGCGGATAAGTACGATCGCTCAGCGCCCATTGGTGAAGAATGGTTACAGCAGCGCCGCGGAGGTCTGCGCACTCAAGGCCTACTTGCGCCGTCTGGCCAGAAGTACTAAGGGGGCATCATGGGATACACCCCAAGAGAGACCACTGATCGCGGAAGTATGAGCCGAGAGGCTAACCAGTCTCGTCGTGATGAGAGAGAGGCACGAGAAAGAAACGAACGCAATCGTGAGCGCAGAGAGGAGGAAGCAAGACGTAAAGCTGCTGCTCAGGCCGAGCAGCAACAAGAACGTGAACGCCAAGAGCGTGTTCAACGTGAAGCGTATCAAGCCGAAGCGCGAACCATTGAAGCACCGCCCGAAGAGGCACCGACGTTTGTTGATAATACTCTGTCTGCTATTAGAACGGCCACGCTTGGCATCAGTGAAGAGGAGGCGAAGCAGGAATACAAGCGTTACATACAGCACATGAAAAACGACCCAGACTTTCAAGGCGAGCGTTTTGAAAACCAGTTTGGACAGTCATTCGCTAATCACGCCATGAACACCAAAGTCGGTTCGTTTATTGATGCCATGGCGGACATGATTCCCAATCCTATTGCTAAAGCAGGTGCGCAACTAGGCGGAGGGTTATTGTCGAGTTCGCAAAGTTATGACACCAACCCAGACATTCAGAGTATTGCTAATGACATTGCTGACGCAAGACAAATGGCAAATTTTGGAGATCTAGCGGGATTTATTAACCCCGCATTTGGTGCGGTAGCTGGAGGGATAGTAGACCACTTTAACGCCGAGCGTGTCGCGAACATCTCGCCTCATGCGCGAGAAGCCTATGACGCTCTTCAAGCTAGCAATAACATGCCAACGTTCAGCGATAGGGGCAACCGCGACCGCAATCAATCTCAAGGCCTATTGGCACCAAGCGGCCCAACACTTTACTACGACAATCCTGTTGCCTTCGAGCAGCAACAGGGGAACCACAACTGGTCATCAGATTGGTTAGAGCAACGTCGTCGATTAATGGGGATGAGCTAATGAGTGGAATGACTCTGGATCAATTGAGAAGCGCCTACCAAAGCGCAATTGGCAGTTACAACACAGCCGCAGAAGAAACAGCGCGACTTGGTAATCAGTACCAAAACCAAGCCGATAAACTGCGTCTTCGAGGTCGTTATGCTGCCACGCCAATGCAATTTCATGCGGGCATTCAATCAAGCCAGCCAATGACAAGCGGCCAGCTTTATGGCGGACTACTTGCACCAAGCAAGGGGGCATAATGCAAGGATTACTACAACCAAGCGCCGGACCTACTGCCGGACCAGCTCCGGCACAACCAGATACCCGCAAAGCCGATCTAGAACAGCTAGTGAGCTTGCTTCTCGGCATAGTATACAAAGATGCGCTGCCACAAGTGCTGGAAGCCGCGAAATCAGAGCAAGCCCCACAAAAGCTCAGCGAAGTGCTTGCCATGGCAACGATGGCCGTCGTCCAACAAGCCGCGCAAGCAGGCAAAGAGCTCGCGCCAGAAGTGATCATCAAAGCATTGATGGAGGCCTCGACTTCCTTGGCTGACTTCTTAATTGAGGTGGGCGGCGCAAACAAAGAAGACGGAAAAATCATTGCCCGGGTACTGATGTTTAACGCAGGCAACAAAATCGCGCAACAGCTACCGCCGCAGTTCGGTGAGCTACTTAACCAGATGAAGCAACAAGCAGGAGCACAGCAATGAGTTTTGGCAAAGCAATGGGATTATTAGCCGCAGGAGCAGCAGGTGGTGTGGGCAAAGGTTGGCAACAGAAGATCTTACAAGATAGACAAGCCGCCATTGAAGAAGGGCGTCGTTTTTTTCAAAAGGAGATGATTCAAACGCAGCATGAAAATGCGCTAGAGCGTGATGAGAAAAACTTTGAGCGCAGTCAATCACTACAACCGAAGCCCCCCACATTCGGCAAGACTGAACAGAACCCAGAGACGGGCACTCTGTGGCAGCAAAACTTGGTCACAGGCAAGTGGTCAGATACCGGAATTAAGTTCGTTTCAGAGGGTGGCGGACTATCTAAAGAAAAAGTAATGGATACAGAAAGAAACATGAGCAAGGACTACGCTAGTGCAAGCAAAGGATTTGTGAGCCAGCTTAAAAACTACAAGCAACTGGAGTCCTCTTTAAAAGCAAATAATGGTGCTGGTGACATTGCGGCGGTGTTTAGCTTTATGAAATCTCTTGATGACCAATCAGTCGTCCGAGAGGGAGAGTTTGCAATGGCCGAGGGGGCGAGTGGTACTCTTAGTCAGATCAAATCTTGGTATGAGAGAAACAAGTCGGGAAACCGACTAACTCCAGAGCAAAAAGCGCAGTTCTTAGGGTTGGCCCAACAATGGCTAGGGTATGCTGCTGAAGCTCAACAAAGTAAGCAAGCCAATGTATTAACTCAAGTCGAGAATTGGGGGCTAAATGCAGAGAATGTAATTGGGACTCCATATGACTACGACTCATTAATAAACTTCACTCCAATTTCCGCAGATTATTTTATGCCCAAGGAAGAAGTAACCATTCCTGCTTCACTCCAGCGACCTGTACAAACTCCACCATCAAACGAAGGCTTTGATTTTAAGTATGCAGAATCACTGGTCGAACGATTCAAATAGGGACGAGCAATGTCAAAATATCAAGAAGCATTACAAGCCCTTGTGAATGCAGAAAAGGCAGGGGCACCAGAAGAACAACTTCGCGCTCTCGCTCAATACGCGCATCATCTCAAGAGCACTCAAGCAGACAGACCGCCAGAGTTTGAAGCGACGCCTTACGACTACGCAGACGCAGCCTTACAAGGGCTAACCTTTGGCTTTAATGACGAAATTCAATCAGGCATCGGTGCAGGCATCAATGTGCTAACGGGCGGTGACTGGGACTACGAAGAACGGCAACAAGCCAAGACGGCGCGCCGTAAGCAATTTCAAGAAAATGCCCCTATTAGTGCGGTTGCCACAGAGGGCGCTGGCGGCATGGTCACGGGTGCGGCGGGCGCGGCAAAAGCCTTGGCTACTCAAGTTGCTAAGAAAGCACCAAAACTAGCAACCTCTGTCATTGGCGCCCTCGAAGGCGCTGTTTATGGAGCAGGGCAAGCCGATACCTTGGAGGAAGTGCCGCAGGACGCAGCAGTAGGTGCAGGCGTGGGTGCGGTCGCTGCCCCTTTGTTGGGTGGACTGATTAATAAAGGGGGCGAGCTCACTAAAAAAGGAACGGGTTGGATCTGGAATCGCTTAAACGACAATCCAGAAAAGCAGGCCAAGCGTTTTGCTCAAGAGCTGGCAGGTTATACAGGTAAGAGCATTGATGAGATTGCCGAATCTTACCGCAAGGCAGGCAGCGAGGCTGTGCTAGCCGATCTAGACCCTAATTTACAAGCGGGTGCCTCCTTGACCACTCGCGGTATGAGTAATGCTAGAACCAAAGCGACCAACTTTCTAAACGATCGACAGTCCAATCAGCAAGATCGCATCACCAAAGCAGCCAATGATCTATTTGGTAATCAAGGTGATGAGCTAGAGGCTATCGTTAGTGATATTGCTCAGCAACGTTCACGTCAAGCCGATGAGTTATATGGTGTGGCTTATGGCAAGGAGTTGCAACCTAGCGAGTCTCTTGAATCGCTAGTAGGTAGGCTTGATGAAATTGGTGCGTTCGATAAAGCAAGCAAGCTCGCTAACATTGAGGGGCGGGACCCGTCCTCGATTGGTGATGTTGAAATGCTTGATTATGCCAAGCGCCATCTTGACGACCTGATCACTTCTGCTAAGCGCCAAGGTAATAACAATGAAGCGCGTGTGTACACCAAACTCAAAGAAGACTTGATTGAAACGGTTGATCAGCAGGTGCCTGAGTACCGAGCGGCGCGTGACGCGTTTGCCGGGGAGTCTGCGCTGATTGAAGCGGCAGAGGCAGGGGTCAACTTTGACAAAATGAGCGTCAAAGAAATTGAAAGCCTAATGGAAACCGCAAGCGCGAGTGAGGCAGAACTATTCCGTACAGGTGTTGGGCGCGCCATCAAAGACAAAATGGACAAAGTTGCCGATACGCACAATGCAGGTCAGCGACTGTTTGGCAAACCAGAGCAGCGGAAAAAGCTGATTGCAGTAACGGGTAGTGAAGAATCAGCTGACATGCTGCTTGATCAAATTGAGCGTGAAGCAATGTACACACAAACCCGTCAACGCTTAACAGGTAACTCCATGACGGCAGATAACCAAACCATTCAGCAAGAGGCTAACGCCTCTGTGACAGGGCAAAGGCTATCCGAGGTCGCAAGTGGGAATTGGTTGGGAACGGCGATGGATACTGTGAACGCACTGCTAAAAGGAAAAGACACCACGCCTGAGTTCAAGGACGAATTAGCTAAAATCCTGCTCAATCCCAATTTGTCTGAGTCTGAATTGCGACGAATTCTGACACATCGAGGCATACCGCCTGAGCGATTAAACCAGGTGTTAACCACCAGTGGGAATTCAGTGAGAGGGGCTATTGTGCCAGGGTTGCTTGCGCCGAGTGCTGGAATGATGGATCAATAAAAAAGGGGCGAGAGCCCCTTAAATACAGTTTAGTTCATATGATTCAGCGAATATCACTTCACCATACGCCCCGGTAAATCCAAACGTCAACGTGTGGGTTCCAAGGTCAAACTTGGAGATGGCTATTGGAGCGTTTGGTGTGAGCTTTATGCTGCTGGAGGTAGCTCCTTCAAATTTGAAAAAACCATCATGCACATCACTTATTGCCACGGCACCTCCGCCTTTTTCTTTAGGCCAGTAAGATTTAAGGTTGCTCTGAGGCGATAGTAAGCTGAGAGTGTGCTTTTCTCCTTTGTTATGTTCAACATAAAGGAGTTGCGAGTCATACTTAAATTTAATGTTGGCACTCCAAGGCTGGCCTTTTATATCACAACTCAGTTCTACAGCACTCACACCAAACGAAACCAACGTCACCAACAGCACTAAAGCTTTTCTCATCTCAAAATCCCTTTCAAATCAAACCGCATCAGACTACAACAATCTAGTTGCATAGCCAGTGGCTGAGTTTGAATTTGTGATCATTCAGCCTCAAAGCCAAAGCTATCAGCGCTGATATGATCTTCGTAAATAACATAGCCAAGCTCTTTAAGTTTGGTGAGTGTCGGTTCAAGCACCCGGTCAAACTCAGCATCATCCAGTAGCTCTAATTGGAATTCACTAACATCAACAAAGAAGCGGGTGTGACCGAGCTTAATTTGCTTTCTTAATGTCTCTAGCGTCAAATCATAAATAGCTTCGGCAATTTTTTGTTTAACGACCCTGGCAATGTTCTTGACTTCTTCTGCTGTCGGGAAGTCGCTTAAGTCCTGCTTGTCATCGTCGTCAAAAGATGCGCTTAGCCGGCCAATTATTTCAGCATTCATTGATTTACTGGTTTCTTCAGCAGACTGAGTTAATCGGTCATGTATATCTGCCGGAATTCTTAAGGTTATACGACGGTATTCCATTGATTCTGCGTAGGTTGATAGAAAGACTGAAATGATTCTATAACAAAACACCAGAAAGAACACTTGACACTATTTTAGTGTCATCCTATTATTTGGATATGACACTAAAACAGTGTCAATATTTAGTGATGGAGAAATCCTACCATCATCAAGGAGGTAAAATGCAATACAAGCAAAAACACTTCTCCGCGCGTCTGCCAGTGGAGTTACGAGATTGGTTAGATGAGGAATCAAAGCGTCGATTCCAATCGAAAAATGCATTTCTGATTGATGTAATCAGAAAAGCAAAAGAGGAGCAGGAGAAATGCAAAGTCTAAAAATGAAAAAACCCCAGTGCGCCAACACTGAGGTTTCGATGCAAAACCAAATCACCAAGCAAAGCAACATAGGAATTACATTATGATTTTAGTTCATGATAACACTTCAAAGCAAGCCCCTGTTATTCATACAGGTGAGCTAACCATGAGTTCACGCGAGATTGCTGAGCTGACAGGCAAACATCACCATCATGTGATTCGTGACATTCGCAAGCAAGAATGCGCCTACATCGAGGTTTACGGCAACCAAACCAAATTTGGTTTGGTTAAATATGTTGATGGGAAGGGCGAACTGCGTGATGAGTATCAGCTTACCAAGTCACAAGCGCTCTTTGTAGTGTCAGGTTATAACCCAGTTCTACGTGCCAAAGTGCAAAAGCGCATGGAAGATCTAGAACAGCAACTTCAAGACCAACCCTCAGATCTACAAGTTGCATCCACTATGGACTCTTCTCAACTGCAATTGCTGCTCAAAGAGACGAAGGCGAAAGAAGTCGCAGAGCTGGAGCGAGATCATGCTGTTCGCACCAAGTCACAAATCAGCCGCACCCGCGAGGCCAGTGTGATGGGCAAGCTTGGTGCTGCGACTAAGCGTATAAAAGCGCTAGAAGATAAAGTTCAAGACACTGGCGAGTACTTAAGCGTGATTGCGGCAAAAATACCCGATCGCGTAGATACCGATACCAAAGACAACGCTCAATCATGGCGAGTGCTCAAGCAACTCAGCTCACTGCTAGGTAAAGACATTAAGAAAGCAGTTTGCCCACGCTTTGGTGAAGTGAATACCTACCACATTGATGTGATCGCTCGTTTCAAAGAACTGTATCTATAGAGGCTTGCCATGAAAACATTGAAAGGAAAAGACGCAGGGGCATATCTTGCTGAACTGTATCTAGATTCAGAGCACCCTCTAAGCGCAAGTGAGGTGATTCAGTGTTGTATGACGCAAGATGAACTGGAACGACGAGCTTTTGTTGAAGGTTTAGCAGAGCACTTGATTGAGCTGCGTATTGCAGCAGGTTACATGACAGAGGTTACTCAGCGTCATCTTGATGGAAAAGACGATACGGAGGTGCACTAATGCTGACACTTGCAAAAAGCACCGACGCGCCTATGGTGATCAGCCAGCTAGGCCAAGACTTGTTAGAGCTGCTATCGCTCATCCCTGAGGACGCCGAAGTGACGAACGGCTTAACTCAAAGGGTAGTGGGTTACATTTCTGACGAAGTCACCACAGACTAA